CCCCCTCTTCCGTTTCCACCTTTTATGGAGTCACTTGTATGCGTAACTACTCTAGTCTCGTTGGTTATGACAGTGTTTTCACTGCCGATGCCAACATGTCCTTCACGGATCCTTCTTTTGTTCGGATCCAAGAAGCACTTGTCATCACCATGGGTGCGAACCCATCGATGCTGACCACTAGTGAGGAACGCGTACTCGCGGACTTCATTGGGTGGTTGCTGCACTGTAAGGAGGAGAGTGTAAACACTCCCCCCCGAGCTCCTGTCTTTGTGTATCACAATCTGAATGAGGGCCATTCGCTGGCTGTCATCTGGACTGATCTCAAGGGCAAGGTCTCATACTTGCAGCAGTAACGGTTGAGAAAGGATTCCCATTCTGTGCCGCCGTAAGACGGCACGAGCGTGGATCTTCGCGATCCACGCTCACTTACGTTTGGGGGTCTAATCAGCCCCCGCGCGTAAATCTACTCCGGCAAACTTAAGACTATGTACCAACCGCGATTCCGGCACAGAAATGTGCTCCAGAATGACGGGAACAACGTCAAGTACGAACAGTACACGACGTCGACCTGCACCGTTTCTCCGACTTGGTCAGCGTATTTCACTGCGCTGCCCGGTACGAACTACAGCTCTATCGACTACATGGACGATATCGCTGGTGACCCTCCGGCCCCTAAACAGGGCCTCTCGGGCTTTAAGTTCCACCCCATGGTGAAAGCCATGGTGAGTTGGTCAGGGAACGGTGATGCGGCTTGGTTGGTCCGCAACAAGGCTCAAGCATGCGGTGGCACAGCTAACGCACACTATACCCAATTCCGGCGGGGTGGGACGCAAAACGCGTCACGTCACATGTCCGGAATATCGACGGTCCCCATGTATGGGGATCGTCTGGATTTTAGTGTGCCCACACTGGGCTTCCCGTATGAAGAGCTCGAGCGCCTCCAAGGTCTAGTGAGTACTGCTGTTCTCGCGAAACGCGGGAAGTACGGTGAGTCCAATCTCTACGAGTCACTCGCGGAGATGGATAAGACGTTCGGGATGTTGAAAGACATCTTCGATCGCGCTCGCCGTATCCAGAATACAATCTTCTATGGGCGGAAAGGGTCTTCACGACCCCGGAAGCTCACTGAGGAAGTTGCTGGACAGTACCTCGCTACTCGGTATGGGTTCGCACCCCTTATCAAGGATCTTGAGGGAATCATTGCTGGACTTGAGAAACGACTAGGTCAGAGGTTGATGACAACGCGCGCCACGGAGCGGTGGTCGAGTGTAACAAACACCACTCTTCCCCCGCATACGGACGCCGGTACAATCGACTTCCTAAGGTCTTCACGTGTGGAACAAAACCTCACGGTGCAAGCCTTTAGCCTAGACAACGTCAAACTGGACGTGTGGGGTGCTTTAGGGCTCGGGTGGAAGGACTTGTTGTCCGTCCCCTGGGAGCTGAAGTCCCACTCGTTTGTCGTTGACTGGTTCCTAAACGTAGGGGACCTCTTCGGAGCCCTACTACCAGACATCGGTTTCTCAAACGTTGGCCAAGGGTTAGTGATCAACTGGACTAGGGTGGACACGACTACCTACACGGGAGCCGTGCTAAACCCAGGAAAGGTATCTTCGATGGACTTGCTGTCCTCTCAGACGCCTCCTCCGCAAACCCGGACGATCACCTACAAACAGCGAACGGTACTACCTCTGAAAGCATCCCTACGATGGAAGTCGGACTTCAGGTTCGACAAACTGACAAGGATGCTAGACTCTGTTGCGTTGTTCACGCAGCAGGCGTCGAAGATCAGAGATAGCGGCCAGATGTCGGAGCTTGATGACCTCATCAAGCACCGGCGCCGGAATCCCTCGCGAAAGGGAGTTCGTAAGGCCGCTGACTACCAGAATCTATCGGATCGATAGGTCTGGATTCCTCAACTTAACGAAGAAAACTTCGAAATGACCCTCACTGTCAATGCCAAGGCGTACAACGCTGATTCCTACGGGAGCAATTCCGTGGGTTACATCGGGCCGGCCAAAACTGCGTCGACGAAGGACGATCTCGTCCTCCGTCGCACTGCAGCCAAGCCGACCTCGACGTTCAGCGGTGTCGCACGGGCGCAAGCCAAACTCACGCGGACGATGACTCTCACGGGCGCGAAGACTCCTTCCTGGGAAGGTATCTTCGACATCCAAGCGAGCATCCCGGTGGGCTTCGCAGCGGCCGACGTGGATGCGATGTGTGCGGATATCGGCGCCTATGTGGCGTCGGCAGATTTCAAGAATCTGCTGAAGACTCAGAAAATCAGCTACTAACAAGCGGCTGGTATTCTGGTGAACCGAGATCTCATTTGGTTGACGGGCTTTGCGCTCGTCATTTTGGCTATCGTCCTGGTTATCAGGGTGGTAGCGCCCCAACCACACAAACCATCGGAGTTTCGTAATGAACCCCAAGCTGTGGAAAAGGTTGCGAGAAGCAACTTTAACCATACAGCGTAGAGGCCCGGACTTTCACCGGGAGCTCTATAGCACGTTGGCGTCGGAAATAGCATTTCGATATGGCGAGAAGCTGCCGCCCTACCCGGCGACTCTCTCACGAGAGTCACTTGAGGCGTGGTTGCCGCAACTCGACATACTCGATCCCACAGCAGTAGGATCGATGGGAAAGTATTTCCTCCTTTCGCAAGCGAAGGCACTAGTCGCGAAGTACCGTTACCCCGTACCAGGATTAGATTCCTGGGCCGAGGAGCGTGCTTGGGAGAAGTTCGCCGCCTCCGAGCAGTCATGCAAGGAGGTGAACGAACGACTCAACGCGAGTTCGAAAGGCCTGTCGGAAGACGAGCTTTATCGAATGAGGGGGTTCATCGCATATGTTTTACGCGATGTCCCTTCCTATCCGGAGTTGTCCTCTGGGTTGGCTTTCGGCCCCGGCGCTGCACTGGGTATTCACGGACAGGCCACCTCGTCGTACAGGAAACTGTTGGCGAGTAAGTGGTCCGTATCTAGTGCATCGGTTGACTATGCGCGCGTGTTCGCACACGCGCATCCACAGGTCCTTGAGGTTCTTTGCGACCCCTTGGATTACCTTGCCGATGAAGGAGCCTTTTACCGGGCCTTTTCATCGCAGGTGGACATAGTCGACCACAACACAGTCCAATTCGTCCCTAAGACCACGCTCACGCGTAGGTCAATTGCCATTGAACCCTTACTCAACAACTGGATGCAGACGTCGATCGACATCGCTATGCGACGTAGATTGGCGGCGGTCGGGAATGATCTGAAGGATCAGACCCGCAACCAGCAGATGGCCTGGGAAGGCTCATTTGATGAGGAGAATGGGTTCTGCACTATCGATTTATCGTCAGCTAGTGATAGCATATCGGTAAATTTGGTGCGCGAACTTCTTCCCCCTGACTGGTTCTACTTGCTAGGTAGACTCAGGTCGCGGAGCTTCAAGTACAAGGGTGTGACCCACTCATACGAGAAGTTCTGTTCAATGGGGAATGGGTTCTGTTTCCCGCTTCAGACGCTGATATTTCTTGCCGCTTGCTCTGCATGTAATGCAGGGCAGATCCGGGATGACTTCCGGGTGTACGGTGACGATATCATTGTCCGCAAGACAGCGTTCCCGGCTGTAGTCGACCTTTTGGGTCGCTGCGGCTTCAAAACCAACGAGAAGAAAACCTTCTCGAAGGGATTGTTTAGGGAATCTTGTGGCGGGGACTATTGGCAAGGGGTAGATGTACGTCCTGCTGAGTTGAGATCTCTGGGATCACTCCCAGAGATCTTCACCTTCCATAATCTCTTGCGCAGATCAGACACGTGTAGTTACTACACGGGCCACCTGCAAGAGCTCCTTTGGGAGCTCGTGCCTGAAGATCTGCGGTACGTAGGCCCCATCGGTTTTACGGCGACCTGGGAAGCGGAGGCGAAAGCCTACCGCTCCTCAGATTTGTCGAAGAGCCGAGACACCTTGTACGGGGCTTTCGCCCTCGAGACCAGCGACCCTCGATTCCTCACGTCTCCGCATGTTCGGCGAAATCTGAACATACAGGGATGGGAGTGGAAAGAGTTCTTCGCTGTTCCTGTGCACGAAGCACAGACCTATGGTAGAGACGCGCGGCGCGCAAGCGCAGCACAGCTCTATGCAGCACTATCCGGCTCGTCACCGGATGGGTACAACTACCTTCGTCGCAAGACGAGGATGGACGTGCGTAGACAGTGC